AAACCCCTGGAGGCCCTGGGTCTCCATCGGCTCCTGGGTCTCCATTGGTTCCTGGAGTTCCGTTGGTTCCATCTGCTCCTGGAGGCCCTTGATCACCTGAAACCCCTGGAGGCCCTGGAGGCCCTGAAGGCCCTGGAGGGCCACCTGGGTCACCCGGCTCACCTGAAGGCCCTGGAGCACCTGAAGCACCTGGAGGCCCTGAAGGCCCTGGAGGCCCTTGAACACCTGAAGGCCCTGGAGGACCTGGAGGACCACCTGGGTCACCCGGCTCACCTGAAGGCCCCGGAGCACCTGAAGGCCCTGGAGCACCTGAAGGCCCTGGAGGACCTGGACCCCCAACTATATCTGAGGGAATGTTACCTGACGGAATTTTATCCTCTGGCCCAGCAGCCTCTAAACCAATGGGCCTACCTAGCTCATCAGTTTTAACATAGATTAGTCCCGAAATATCTGTCATAACACTCCTCCGTTTTTATTTAGTGTTACCGACTAAATTTAAGATAATCACTCTTGGCTGAACTCATCTCCTAACTCAGCTACAACCTGATCTACAACCTTATCTATTTCAGCTAAGTCGTCAATAGCCTCCTGATCAGTCTTTACTTCAGGTTGCTCTTCCGGTTTTTCCATAGCCATTTTATCTTGAGCTTCTTCTTCCGCAGCAACAGCATCTATTTCTTGATTAGTAGCAGCTATTTCTTGATCGGCGTCCATCTTCTTCTTTGGGTCTTCCGGCTCTGTCGCCTCAGCAACATCCTCTAAGCTCTCGTCACTTTCGTACTCTGCGTCTTTCTCCGAAAGTTGCTCCTGAATATTGCTGACTAAGTTTTTGATATCTGAAAGCTGTCCGGTTATTCTTCTGAAATCTACTTTAGACGAAGACGCTTCCTCTAGAACAGAATCATACCCAGCAGAAACGAACATCTCAAGAAGGAAGTCGTTGACATCAATGCATTCTACTCCATGCTTTCCTTTTAATCCTTGAGCCATTTCAGAAAGAACATTTTTAAGAACACTGCCCTTTGGAGCTAATCTAGATAGAGCTTCAAAGATTACTACTTGAGTGTTAGCTAGGCTCTTAAATGAGGCCGGGTCTTGTAGGTTTTGAATATTGACACCGTACTTCTCGTTTATGTTGGCGATAAATACTTCCTTTACATCCTTCTTGTATTCAAATACTCTAGAAGAAAACTCTTGAATATCCTTTTCCGTTACCCCAAGAGCACCATCCACCGAAGCTAGGCAGTTAGAAAAAGTTTCAAAAAGGCTCTTTTTGGAAGCTAAAGCTAAGTAAGGAACTTCAACTAATGCTTCGCTAAGAGCACCTACGGTAGTTTCAGCATCTTCAAAAACCATTCCTGCTAGATTTTTGATCGTAGGGGCACTCGCCCAAACCATCTCAAAGTCTCTTTTTGACTCCATGATCTCTTTCTTGATAAGCTCCTGGCGGCAAACCATGTCATATATAGAATCGTTTACTCCTCTTTTAAGGCTGTAGGAACCTTGCTCTTCTAACTCTTCAAGAGTTAGTCTTGGGAAGTTGAACGCCTGAGAAACCGCATTAGATAAGTTTACCGCATTTCTAATCTCAGGAACCTGAATAACCTGCTCTAAGTTCTCTGATAGGAAGCTGTTTAGCTGAGGAATAACCTCAATAAGGTTCTGAAACTCATAAGACTCAATAATTTTTTCTGTCTGCGAGAGTCTGGAGCACTCCTCCTGAAGGCGCTTCTGTACACCTGAAAGCTTTAGTCTGTTTTCCCAAAGAGTAAGAATATCCGTGAAGCTATCATCAGCCTCTCCATACTCGGAATAATGAATGTTTTCTATAAAAGAGTGCATCTTTTCGTTTACAAACCCATCAAAAGATTCCGAATCCTCAAAAACAGAAGCATCCTGAACTTTGATTCCTTTTAAAGAAACATCCTCAGAAATGCTAAAGCTTCCTGTAATAACCTTACCACTTTCTGAAAGATAGGTAACTTGGTCGTTGTTACCGTCCATGCTGAAAAGCATAACATTCTCTCGGATTGATCTGCCGATGCAGTCACCTAACTTCACAAGGTGGGTAATGGTCTTATCTCTCTCCTCAAATAATCTTGAAAACATTTTTTTATCTCCGTTTAAGTTATATAGATTAGCTTTCTAGTAGCTCCTTAGCTTTTTGCTTTTGTTTTTCTACAATTCTTTGCATTATCTCTTTAGTCTCATCGTCTAGTGTTCTATTCAGTAGGAATTCTGCTGGACTTTCGTTAGATTCGTTCGCTGTTGGAGTGCTGTTTTCAGCAGATTCCATTGCAGGTGGAGCCGCTGCTCCAGACGAAACCGGAGCTTGCGGTTGCTGTGCAGCCATTTCTGCTAACTCATCCTTCATCTCTTGTATAGTTCTGTTTGCCTCCTCTTCCGTCATATCAAAATATTCTATATAAATTTGTTTTGTCGGTAAGAGTTGAAGGTTTTTAACTTGACTAATAACAGCAATCTTAGCTTGATCTAAATCTAGCTTTCTCTTTGCAGACATATCTGATGGCTCTGGGAGCTTAATTCTAAGCTTCTTAATTAAACTAGCAGGGAAGCCTTTAAGCTGTAAGTGCCTCTTAGCTAAATTCTCAAGACCGCTTTCGATATCTACCTGAACTCTTTGAATAGTTCGAGCAAACTTTACGTCTAGTTGAGATAGATTAGCTTTTCTTTCTGGGGACTTATCCTTTTCTACAAGGTAGTCCTTTGGGATCTTAAGAGCCGCTAGAAGCTTATCTCTGTAGTATCTAACATCCTCAATCTCTCCAAGGTTAGTGGCACCAGGAAGAGTTTCAATCTTGGTTCCTCTTCCGTTTTTAGTAGCCACAAAGAAGTCTTCGTCAAGGGACATCGGGTTGTACCTTGCATTTACTTGTGATGTAGACCCTTGATAGAATTTCTCTTTTTTGAACTTTTGTTTGATACGCTCAATGAACATCTCGGCTTTGCTTGTTGGCAGGTTACCTGTATCAATATAGAAGATACGCCTTTCAGGAGCGCGAGAAAGCCGATAGATCATCATGGCATCTTCCATCATTTTCAGCGAGCGGAAGATTCTATGGCATAATGCTGCGATAGATTTACCATATGGGTAGAATACAGGGTCCGAGGTATGGAGCCTGAAGTGTACGATTTGATGCTTATCTAACTCAATGTACTTAATTGCTCTCTGCTCACCCGTACCGTTGTAGAGAACTTCATTAACATCTGAGGTAGGGATCTCTTGAAGGAACTTTTTTAGATAACCAAACTCATTTTCTACCCTAAGAAGATAGTTGGGATTTAGGACTTTGATTTTCTTAACACCCTCCCTCGGCTTTTCCACGTTGACAATCATCTCAATGAAACAATCCCCATACTTAACAGTATTCCTAGAAATATCCCAAAGAATCTTGTCAAGTCGAATGTCTCTAAAAAAATCTTCCACTTCGTCAACAAGCAAGGAACTTTCGGAATCAACAGTCCATCTCTCTCCCCTAGATCCCCGCTGAGTAGTGTCGTCTGCATAGATGTCAAACGCTGCGCCGATTTCGGGATACTCGTCCATTTCCTCGTACTCTTTGTATCTCTTTTTCCTGTTTAACTCATTCTGAGGAACTATAGGGTTTCTTACAACCCCACCTATTGCAGGACCATCCTTCCCCGGAGTATCTTTTAAGACACCTGTAGACTTAATGGTATCTCCAGTAAGCGCAGTAGGTTGTCCCTGGTCTAAAGCCTTCTGAACCGCTGGTTGAGCTTTAGTCGCAAAAAACTTTGCAAAAAATCTACCAATAGGCCCCGTAGGAGTGTAATATGTTCCAGCACGGCCAGCGGAACCACCGAAGTTGGTATAACCACTTTCGTTTATAGGCTCTTCGTTATTTTCTTCTATTTTATCAACCATCTGTAGTCTTCCTTGCTTAGAGCGCCGTGAGCGGTCTTGATATTAGCCGTGTAAGAATTAGTCACGGGAAGAGGTGCCTCTCCTGGGATTGGCCTCGTACCCATAAGTTCCATAGGCGTGGTATCTAGTAAGTTTTTATAGGCGTGAACAGAGAGAGCCAGACTCATGACAAGATCGTCATGATATCCTTTTTCTGCTTGAACTTTACCGTTCTCACCAATGATAAACGTGAAAAGCTCGTCACAGGTCCTAGTAGAGTTAATTTTTATCAAGTCTGTTCGAACTGCTTCCTCCAACTCAGCTAGGATACTCTCTCTGTTTTTTGCCGTGATTTGAAACCCTATCTCTCCCTTGTCGTCGGCCCATAAGTTCTCATACTCATAGACGTTGTAGAGCCAGTCAATCAAGTTGTTTCCAATCGTGTTTCGCTCACAAATAATGTGGGCTGTATTATATAGCATACCTTCGTTAGCTAATATTTGAGCAAAATCATTTATTGCTGTCCTATTAGAGTAGAACTCGGCAACCTGCTGCCCATTATACATGTTTATTATGTGAAAAGCAGAGTAGTCTCGGTCTCTTCCAAGTGACGTATCACAAGCAATAAGGTAATTATAATGTGGTTGAGGGTCTTGCCATACACGCATACGGTTGTTATACTTAGTAAAATACTCCTCGCTCGTCTGCTGGGCCACATCTTTTAGGATCTCACCCTCAATATAAGTGTCTCCTGTGCCTAGGAAGCTGCACTCATACTCCTGTAGCCACTGTTTCGTAGGCATGTTGGCTTTTGTGGTCTCTTCCCACTTATGAATATCAAGTTCTTTCTCAGCCATCTGCTCATACAGATGCTCATATCCAGGCGTAAAGTTATACTCTGGGTGCTCTTGCCAACGAATATCTATGGGATGGAAGGAGTTCTCTCCGTCCAAGGCTTTTTGATAAACTTCATGATACCAGTTACCGATACCGTTGACAGTAGAAAGCACGAAAGCACGACCACCTGTAGAAATAATCGGGTAAACAGCAGCCCAAATAGTATCAATATTTTCAATGAATGCAGCCTCATCAATAATCAGTAGGGATCCAGCAAGTGATCGACCCGACTGTTTTCCAGAAGGTCTCGATTTAATTACAGAGTTTGTCTTGAGCTTGAGCGTATGCTTGTTATCCTCTACAATCCCCGGCTTCAGGAACTCTGGTAGCTCGTCGTACATGAGCTTGATTCTGTCCAGAACCTCCGTAGATTCAGCATCACCCTTAGAAAGGATAACTACAGACTTGTGCTTCTGAAATATAATAGTCCATAGAGACCATCCAGCAGCAATAGTGGTGCATCCTGCCTGACGAAACTTACGAAGAATGTTAAATCGGTGCCCTTGTAGATCTCCTAGAATTCTTTCCTGGAACGGGTAAAGTTTGAAGGGTACAAGTCCCCTAACTGGGTGAGTAACCTTGATGCCCTT